ACTATTCAAATGGCAAACGAACCAGCAAAACCAGCCCTATACAGCCGAGTAAAAGCTGAGGCTAAACGTAAATTCAAGATATTTCCTAGTGCGTATGCTTCTGCGTGGATAGTAAAGGAATACAAGAAAAGGGGTGGAACCTATAAAGGAGCTAAGTCTGGTACAACAGGCGTAGCCCGATGGATGAAAGAGAAATGGAAGACCCAAGACGGACAAGCGTGCGGCTCTGCTAAGTTTAAGGGCGTAAAAAAGTGTCGACCCACCGTTAAGGTTAGCTCTAAGACCCCAGTAACGTGGCAAGAACTGCGTAAGCGTGGCGAGGGTAAGAAGGTAGTGCGTGAAAAAAGACGGGTAGGAATGGGTAATCGTGCTAAATCTATAAAAAGAAGTTAGCGGAGCACATACATGGGCGTTGCATTACCTCGTTCGTTGCGCCAAATAGCATAATCTGTCGCATCCGACATGTGTCCTCTATCACCATTGTCGATTTTTAGCCCTTTATCGTTTACGATGGAGTACATATAGTCCTTTATAACGTGTTCACATCTCGTATTGACCAGTAATCTTCGCTCTCCATTGGTTCCAGCGTAAATTACGTTGTTTACCTTGTCCACTCGCACCTTTCGCTTCGGATTTTGTATGTCTAGCTCGTTTTTATACAAAATATTGTTCTCCTCAAACACTTCTCGCACGTAGTCCCAGTCATTTTTGCCTACACGACCATAATTACCACTTTTTTGGTTAGAAGTGTTATCTCCAGCTAATAAAACCTTCGAGATGCCCCATTTATTCAGTAGTTCTACTGCTTTTAGGGCTTGTTCGGTGGTTAGAGCTTCTTTGGAGAAGATTTCATCGAAAATAACATACTGCTTAAGCCCATTACGAGCTCTTTTAACTTGGAGAAGAGCCCAACAATGAGGAGACCTGTTGAAATCAGCACAAAGCCAGACAGGATGCCCACTATCGTAATCAAGAGCCGTAAGATTCCCATCAGGGTAGTGATTGTATCCATCAAAGTGTTTGTAAGCCTTTCTCGTTGGGTCATCTGTTTCCTCGCTCATTTCGTACCCCAATTTATACGACAGAAAATCCATCGTTTCCTCTTGGAGCAACCGTTGTTTACTGTGATTGGTTTCCCATAACGGGATTTCCCAGACTCTATCGGGCTCTCTCATAACCCAGACATTAAAACTTCCATAACCGTTTGACCATCAATAAAAAAGACTGGAACCCCAACTTCGTCACCCTCTCGTATAATAGATAATGCACCTGATTTGTACTTGTGTAGTGTTTTAAGGTCGTAAGTTAACAGGTTCCAGTTATTCTTGCTGCATTGCTTAATAATGTCGTGAATCTTAGTAGAGTCTCGCTCTGTTACTTCCCAGTACTGTTCAACCATTTCAGCGTCTATCATTTCGAGAAACTCGTTCATTTTCTCCTCTAGAGCATCCACCTCCTCTTGATTCACATCAATACTAAAGCGAGCGTACATAAATACCTTTGGTTTTCCTTTAGTGTTAAACATCATCGTGCGTTACTATATTTTTAAGTTCTAGGGCTAAGACTCTAGGAATGGCGTACCACTCGCCTCTTACGTGGTTGTCTTTTAGTTGTTGGTGAATCGTGCGCTCGTACTTACCCATATTGTTTGTTCTTTTTGCCCATAGCAGTTTAACCTCGAATGGGTTGCCCGTCTGAATGGATTGCAGGCGTTTACGTATGCCATAGCGAGTAACCCCTATCTTATAAAAGCCCTGAGACTCCATGCAATAGACCATGCCTCGTTCAACCTTATAAGAATACGTGCCTTTGTATTTTTTACGCCTAATTTGGTTACGACACTTCGCACATTCTCGTCTGTAACCATCCTTTCTGGATGCGTTCCTATGAAAGTCGGATATTGACTTTTCTATGTGGCAGGTAATGCACGTTTTACTTTCCAAAGTTGTTCCACTCCTCTACTTTGTAGCCCGTCTTGTCTTCTTTGACTGAAATCTGAAGCACATTAAAGATGCCTGATTTCATCAGACGGCTGTTAGCGTCATTAGGATGGTATGGTGTACACACGCTCAAAACAATACCTTTATCGTGAACACGTTTAATCCACGTGTTAGACACTTTGTTCCATACCGTCTCCCTACGAGCCGTAGATATTCTGTCTTCATCATTGCACACGTCATCGAGAATGAGCACACCAGCACGTTGACCTGTCGTTTGGGTGAGTACGGCATACGCCTCATAGGTAGGGTTACCAGTACGGTTACGGCTCTTAACGATGATGCGCTGCGTAGAGCCTGTATCTGTTCTATCAAACTCAACAGGGTTAAAGTTGTGCTCTCTGCACCAGTAGCGGTACATATCACTCATGAACAAGGCTCTTAGGGACAATATCCTCTTCGTAGAGATGCCACCGTCCGCAGATACAATCAACGTTTCCAACTCGTGCTTACGAGTGGTCATGTATGCTGACAAGCCAATAGGAACTTGTTGGGACTTACCCGTGTTATAGGGCGCTCTAATTAAGCCATTAAGGCGAGCGTTCTTGGATAGGGCTTGCTGCTCCCAGTCATAGATACCCTTCTGCATCGTGTGATGAATCTCAGCTTGGGTAACCTTAAAACCGTCTTGGTCAGCTAAACAGTTTTCGATAAAAGAATTACGCAGGTCTAACGAGTCAGGGGGTGGCTCGTGTCCTACTATGTTGACTAATAGATTAGACCAATTATTTTGTTTTGGCTTCGCCACCGTAATGCTCCCTACAAAGGCGGCACTGTTTACGGCAACGCTTGTGACCAGCCAGTTGGCTGACGCACTTAAAGTTATTTGAGCTTGAGTCTTTCATTCTCTTTCTCAAGAAATTCAACTTTAATCCGCAGGGCAGATACTTCCTCTGTTAATTTTAACACTTTATCTCGCAAGTCATCCTTTTCATCAGATGACTCAGCCAACAACTTTTCAAGGTTGCGGACTCTGTTCTTTAAATCGTCACGGTACTGTACCGTATCGGAATTATTTTCTTCGGTCTTCTTTTGTTCGGCTTTGATACGAAGCCTTGCCTCAAAGAACTTCCATATACCTGCGGAACCAGCTACCGTTGCGAGCGTGATTACAATCTGCGTGATGTTATCCATTGATGTTTTTTCTATAGATTTTTTCTCTGGAAAGTCTGGACATACTTCCAAAGGATGCGATTATAAATAGAAGCCACCCATAGTGTGTTGGACTAGGGAAGCCTATGGTGATTGCGTACATAACTGCTGATGCGGAATACATCCCGAATGTAACCATAGAGGCTCGCACTCTACAGTCAATGTCATCAGAAGCCACGCAGATTATCTGATATATACCAGACATCATCGGTATCAAAGAAAAGAATAAACTTGCCCCAAGTTCAATACTTAATGCCAAAGGGGCTAAAAAAATATTAGCTAAAGCCAACACAATCTCAGTGGGTTGACTGTCGGAGTACATCCATACTTGGCGTAGCCTTATTGCTTTTAGTTTCAAGAGGAAAAGTTCTGTTTCGAGTGATGCTCTTCTTTTGTTACCCTTATTAGGTTCCATATAGCAAAGATTAAAATTAACAACCAACCAAAGTGAGAGCCTGATAGCATACCCTCCATGTAGTAGTTCATTACCGTGCCAATAGCAACAAGTGTAGCTAATTGCACCGCCCATTTACGAACCCTGAGCGAACCACTATACAGAACTGCATACAACTGAAAGAAACCCACCATGCTAGCACATATCTGCATGGTCATGTGTGGGTCACCCAGCTCTAACATTGCAGGCGGTAAAATAAGAGCGTGTAACAACCCAATCAATACCTCGTTTGGTTCTGAGTCAGAATATAGAAAGATTGATACGAATCTTTTGTAGCCTTTCTTAATCATGATAATACCTCGTAATCTGCTTCGATTGCTTCCATCCTATGCGCAAACTCTTTTAGCTGGTCTAAGTCCAAGAAGTCCTGAAGCACCTGAAGGGTCTGCTCCCTCAGTTTATTCTTGTACTCAATAATAATGGTCGGTTCATTGCTCAGTTCTTTACGCACGTCATGCAAATCCTTCATTATCTTGCTCAAGTCCTTCGGATGAATCTCA